GCAGGTAACGCAGCGTACCGCCACGGAATGACGTGCTGACGTAGAGTGAGCCGCCGTTATTAAATACCAGTTCGCCGACCGAGTCGTTTTTAGCAGGGTTAGCCTTTCGGATTATTGCCGGCAGGTTGTCGTATGCGTATTTAACCTTCTCTCTGAATAATCGCTTCGCATCGTTCAAAGTGTGGGCAATCAACGCACATTTTGCAGACTCGAACAAAGCAGCATCTAGCTGGACGATGCAAACCAGCGTTGTAAATCCAAGCTGCCGAGCTTTAAGAATGATGTTGCGAGTATGGACGCCTTCGAAGTATTCAAGCTGCTCAGGCGTCATCCTGAACTTAACTCTTTTCCCCGACTTATCAGTGATGTAGTAGAGGTTGTTTAGACGCCAAAATCTGTTTTTTAAGTTCTTCTTTAGCTCGCTGAATTGGTTGTTGAGATCAGCCATGAATTACGCCTCAGAAGATATCTCCTTCAATAGTTCTGCCATTTCGTCAGCGATGGAGTGTTTGGTTTCGATTTTCTGCTTATTGGTATAGGCATCACCAACCTCTTTCGCCGCCTGCTCCATTAACTGGGCAGTCAAGGCCATGTTCCGCATTTTCTCTGCATTGGTAGCCATGCGATCAAGTACGCGCAGTCGATATGCCTTATTTGCGATCGGTATGTCGCTAATTTCGGTTTGGAAGCGTTCGCGGGTTTCATTGAAGAGGTCTACCCATTTTTGCGCCAAGCCCTTTCCGCTAACCTTTGTCGGGTCATGGGATTCAACCTGCTGGGGCGTCACCTTTATGCCAAAAGTTTTTTGGATGCCATCGACCACAATTGATAGTGAGTCATAGCATGCAAGAGATTGAATTATGAAAGTTTTCACCTCCGGTTTTAATGCAGCCATGTTTCACCATCCTTCCAAACTATTCCAAAATTTACGCCAATTTAAGCAGGCACGTTCCACATGCCCTGGCAACATCAAGATGAGCCACTTCTGCTGGACTATTCGCGGCATCGACAAGCTCTTGCACTTCTGCGCTGGCACCGTATCTGCGAACCACGCCGACAAACTCCTCAACATCGTGGCCGCGCATCGTTAGCTTCGGCCCACCGTCTTGAGTGAATTTTGGTGCGCCGAATTCGTCGGTGTCTTGCGCTATGTGATAGAGCTCATGCTCGACCAAGGCGCAGAAATCGAGGTCACTGCATTGTGCGCAGTAATCGGCAGCCAGGGTGATGATGAACTTTGGAATGTAGCCAAACCATTCATTCATCTGCTGTTCCATTCTGGCCCTTTGCCAGCCACCGGCTCGCATTGCCACCTCTTCGGCTTGACCAAGCACAGTGCGCCCCTTTTTGGTGAATGCAGCGGATGCCCACATGAAGCGAATATCAGCGTCAATAAGGTGACTGTGATCGGGGTTATGCAGATAGCCGGTATCGCTCAGGATATTTTCGGTTATCCATTCGCTAAGGCCAGTCGCAGGGGTTAGCCCTATGTGCATCCTGAATTGATCTATAAAGCCAGCGCTGGGCATCGGTCTTGCTGTGATAGATTCGCGACCCATTTAGAACATTCCTCTATGTAGCGCTTATATAACCCCGGCAATTCGCAAGACACGCCAATCACAAACCTATATAAAACTCTGAAAAGGCCACCACCATGACGACCTTTGCAGAATTATCTATTTCTTGGCATCAAGCACATCGATTGCTTGAATGGCCTCTTGAATTGCCTTTCTTGTTTTCGCTACGATCTCAACTTCGCTATACGCGCGGCGGAACTGCAGCAGGAATAACTGCCGCTTGTACTTGTCATCACCGATGAATAAGACAGCTTCTTTAACCGCTGCCGTGTCGTAGCTCAATTCAGTAAGTAGGTCGATCTTTAGTTGCTGGTCTTCTGTAATTTCTGCCATGTAATGCTCCAAATAAAAAACCGCCCGTAGGCGGCAGGGATAAATCATCATCAGAGCCACGGTTAATGGCTCTTGTGATGGCCTATCGAACGCTTTCAATCGACTTTATGTAGCCCTGCAGATAATCCAGCTTGGCCTGGTCTGCAATTATTCCAGCTCGGATATCGAGAATGTTTTGTCCAGCAATAGCAGTGAGTTCGACTTGGGTTGCATTGCCCAGGCCGCTGGCGCTGCCACCTGTGGACTTACTGAGCTGACAGGTTGCAAGGTCTGCTGTGGCGATGCGCACGCGGCGAGTGCCAGCGGCAACATCAGCGGAAAGCTTTTGATTGTTTGCGAGAGCATTTGATAGTTCCGATGTGTGTTTTGCGTCGAGATCTGCGATTGAGGCATTAGCCTTGTTGGCTCTCTCATTCGCTTCTGACAGGTCAGTGAAAGCCTTATCGCTTATCTTTTTTAGCTCTGTAGTGTGAGCCAGATTAATGGCCAATACGTCAGCATCCCAGCGTATTTTCTGGAGACCGAACGATAATGCCGCGACGCCGAAGAAGGCCAGGGCATAAAGAATCACAACCGGGTTTAGCTTTATCATGACAAAAACAGAGCACGCTCTGCCTCACGACGCCGAACCAAGCCATTCATTTTCTTACCGCCTGCATTCACCCACTTGCCAAACTCTGCTGCCGCGCCTTGCTTATCACCAGCGTTAAGCTTTTTCAGTAGCGTTGACGTACTCAGCGAGCGCAAACCCAGGTTGTAAGCGAAGCTAACCAGCGCGTCGAATTGATTCTGATTGATTGGCACCTTTACAAGCTGGCTTACGCCTTGCTCATATTGCACTACGCCACATTTGAGCAGGCGATCGGCTGTGGCCTGGTCGATAACCATTCCGCGCTTAACTGGTTTTCCATCGACAGGCTGCGTCCAACCGTAGCCAATAGTCCATGGTGCGTCACCTGTGCCAGGGTCTGGGTAGGCCGTTAAGCTGAGGCCTTCAAACTCTTTAATCAGAGAAATACCTTTATTGCTGATTTGCATCTGGCGATCCTGTGTTTGTCTTATTGCCAATAACACGACGCAGTAGGCCACCGAAATAATCAGTGCCCAGGTAGCCAATAAACACGCTTGCGATGTAGCCCAAGTCGGTTTTAAGGCCAACGAAGTCCAGCAGATCACGCACGAACCAGGCGATCATTGCGCACATGATGGCATCAATAACCGTGCGCCAGAATTTGCCGCCGTTATATCGCCCCCGCAAATAAGCCATTGTCCCGGCCAGTAATGCGCCCACGCCCTGCTCTTTAGCTGATAACATCCATGCGATAATTTGTGCCCAGATGTCGGGCTGCTTGTCGGGCATTTTCATTGCTCCACCTCCCGCTCATCGGGCTGTGCTGAGTTATAGGAATAGCTGCTCACCGTGATCAGATTCGCTGTGCGTTAGTGTGTGATTGTTGGTGAGGGCTAAATGAGAAAAGGCCGCGCATTAGCGCAGCCTTGAAATGTGGTTATGGCTCAGGTCATCACTTAGCCGGGACGCGCTACTGACTCAGATTTACCGGCTCTTATCGATTGGTCAGCCCCACTGTGATGTTTCTATCTTCCGAATCGCGCCTATATCGCGTGTTCGCCACAACGGAAAGCGCCATCTCCATGCTATGCAAGGGCGTAACCACCGCCAAATGACGCTTACCTGTTGCGAAGAAACAAAAAAGCCCCGACATTTCTGCCGAGGCTTGCAATTCTTTTCCTGTCAAACGAAGTCAGCAACCCATCGTTAGAGTTAGAATTACACAAAAATCGCCACTTTTCAAATAATATTTCCTACAAAAGCCAATTTAATCAGAAAAATATTCTCACCCAGTAGCTTTTGACAGCATGCGATTTGCGTATTCCTCCTGCTGTATCAGCTCGCCAACCAAGCTTTCGTAGAAATCTTTATAAGACCGCCTCCAAGTAGTCTCTGGCACATCAATGATGTTTTCGCATATGGCATGGCGCACTGCTTCTGGAAGCAGCCTTGAGTAGCCACGACCGTTGCAGCGAGAGCATGTTTTATATGCCGGTACGCCCCCTTGTAGCAAAGTTTTATCTTTGTCCAACACAACACCTTTTCCATTGCATTGGCAGGCATTGCTAATCACCTTCTTCCCCTTGCACTTGTGGCAGAGAACGCGGCGAACCTCTCTCACTTCTCGGCGCTTTTCATACTCAGAAGGTATAACCTTTAGCCCCCACTCCTTGGACTGTCTAATAATTGCCAAGGCGGCCGGTGAGGTACTCCCTTTCATCGTGAAAACTTCGGCGTCAATAAACCCAGCGCCACTACAGCAATCGCACTCCCTGGTACTGGCCGCGCTACGTGAGTAATCCGCATATGCGTAAATTGCGAGGATTTGCATTACCTTTGGCTTAATATCGCTTTCTAGCTTGCGTAAGGCTGCAACCTTATCGCAGTGCTTTAGAGCATGTTCAGTTAGCAGATTGATAGCTCTCTCACCGTCATACTTGCTTATCCCCATCTTTCCCAAAAACGCGCTGTATCCCATTACGGCGCGACTTTGAGTCATTCCCATGGCAGCCATTAGGTCAGTGCCGGTTAAGCTTTCTGTGGAGGTTGCGCGAGGCGAATCATTGATCTGCGTTGACTTCGCAAAGTGATATTTTACTACGCTGTCTAGGTTCATGAGGATTTCCCTTTGATTTTGGTTTTTCTGTATGAGCATTGCATTCTGGATTCACTACTAGCGTTACTCCTGCCTAAACCAACGTCTAGCCCACCGATATGCCGTGTGCAGGCCATGTGATTCCTTGTCGTCGAGAAATAAATATCTCCGTTCCCAGCAATGCCATCGCAGGGTCTTGATGCTGTTGGGTATGTAGAAAATAGAGATGGATGCGATCAAGGGTATCTTCATCCTATGGCTCCATCAGGGTTAACCATTCCCATACGATCGTTGCGAGTTGTGTAGAGCTTTCGGAGTAATGACTCACGCTTAGCGCTGGCTTCCTGCCTTACCTTCATCTCGCCATCTTTGTGCTGAGTGATGCAGTGGTGATGCTTAGTCTGCTGCCTTAAAAATCGGGCTTCTTCGATAGCTGCGGCGATATCAGTAAACATTAAGCCACCTCCGGGCCGGGTTTATTCAGACCAAGGCGATTAACAAGCTCGCGCTCACGTTCGTTGAGAGCGTCAATTGACCGGTAGCACTGCTCTGTCATCTCTCTGACGCTGGCCAGCTCCGCTTCGTCTCGCTCTCTCTGTTGCTTTGCTTGATTGATGTTGATTGCCTTCATGCTGCCTCCAGTTGCTTTTTAAGTTCTCTGGCCTTTGCCCGGTATTCATCACGAATGCGGATAAAGTCATCTCGACGGTAGTTCGTCATTTCGTGCGGGCCATTAAGCCAATCAACCAGACCTTGCCCAAAGCGCTCAATTAGCGTGGCCTCGTATTGCTTAGCGACCGTTGCAGCCTTACCTCCGTACTTCGATGATCCGGCATTACACGATTTGCATTGTCGATAAGCGTTGCTCTCTTCGAAGCGCAATTCCGGGTGACCGCCAACCGTCTTAAAATGCCCACAATCCCACTGCCCACCGTGCAGGTCTGGCGGGTTAGTTTCCCCACAACTGATGCATGGTTGATCGTGGTCACGTAGTCGAATGAAGATATTGAATGCTTGCTGGGCTTGCTTCTTGTAATGGCTGTCTGGCTGGAGATTTGCTTTGCGGATTTTGATGCTTCGTCGTTCCTGCTGTGCTGTTTCTTTTCGCTGTCGCTCCTGTTCCTGCAATCGCTTTTGCCGGGCTTCTGTTGCTAGCTTAGTGATTAGCTCGCTTTCGTGATCTTCACAGCACCACCACTGATACAGAGTGGCTGGCTTAAACCGCGTCTTGCATATCTTGCAGTTACGGCTCCTGGGTAGTTTCATCTCCGCCCCCTATTTTCTTTGTAAAGAGCGTCACATATTTTTTTGTACTCTTTTTCGAAAAATAGATAATCATGAGAAGCATCCCGACCTCTTTCATGTATCCCCCGCATTCTCTCGGTTGACATCATCGCGGCTGCATTAATCAGCGCCACCTGAACATCCACTGGCAACTCTGCAAAATTTGGTGAATCAATCACCTGTGAATAGTCGGTCATGCTGATTTCCTCGCTCGCACGCGCAACCATCTCTTAGCTAAGAGCGGCCACACTGCATCGTAAGTTGGGGTTTCTGAGGGGTTTTGCTGGGGTTTTCTTTTACTGCGGCTGGATGTTCGGTAAATCATGTTGTCCATGATGATTTGTGTTGAGCTTCGCCTTGTCATGTGGCCCTCCCCGGGTTTAACGCAATGTCAGAATCGACTTGATTGCCCCACATGTGCCAGCCATCAACCTTGTTTCGACTGAATAGCTCGCAGCGCGGGATATCACCCAGCAACCTAACCAGTAGGTCACGAACTTCCGGCGGCTTGGCGCTGTGATCCATGCGTGGCGCAGTTATGTGCTGGCAAATACTCGCATCAAGACGTTCTGGCAATTTGCCTCTAACGGCAAACAAGCAGTCTTCACTGTTAGCCCGCGTCATATGCCCCATGCCAATGGCGCTATTCCCTTTCTTGCGATTGGTTTTGTGCCAGGTGAAGCCTTTCATGGTCATCAGTCGAAAGCCCCAGGCATCCATAACCTTTAGCGCTTCGAGCGGTTGAGTCGGCACCCACCACATCGCTAACAAGCAAGACTCAGCAGCCAAATCCCATACTGGCAATCGGCAAATATCCTGCACTGCCATTGTTTGGTATTTGTGGTCGGCACCGCGTTCTCCGTCGTTGCATTTGTCCCTGTATGACCAAGGCGGATCAGCATAAATCAGGCTGTATTTTTCCATCACACAGCCCTCCGACGCTTCTTGGCTTCACGGCGGAATTTTGCTGCTCCGGTGTTTCTGGAGTCAGATATCGGATAGCTGGAAGCGCTGCGGTAGACAACATCCCCCACTGAATGACTGGCAAGCATAGATATGCAAAATGCTATTGTTGATTTTTTCATTACGCCACCTGTTTAGTTTTGAGCTGCATTAGCTCTGAATTGTTGGGGATTACGATGGGTATGCCCTTGTCCAGGCACCACTGCTCATGCAGCTCCATCAAGTGAAGCATTCGGCCTTTGTCCATTTTGCTAGTCCGCTCCCGCTCTCCGTTTCCATCACGCCCTAGCCAGTGCCCGACAAAGTAATCGTGCACCTCGTCGTTACTTATTGGCCTGCTTAGAACGACAGAGCCGCCCCCGCTTCTGATATCAATAACGACACCACGCGCACGCAGCCAATCGCCTGTGGTTTGCATCCACATGCGCCAAGTAGCGTTCATTGGTATTGTTCGGATATCTCTCCATTCGGAGAATTTGATGCGGTAGCGTTTACCAGATGAGACGAGATCGAAGATTAGTTTTGTGAAGTGGCCGAGGGTGCTTTTGTGTAAACAAAAGTCCTCCATTTGGTACTCCCGTTATTTCTCCGGTGCTGGGGCTGCTGCTATCATTGCTTTGTATGCCGTTTGGCTATGCACCGACGCCAGTCGATATGACTCTCTTAGCATATGAGGGGTTGCCTCAACCGGAACCAACTTCCAGCCAGCCGGAATTACTGGAGAGTTATCCTGATCAATCTGCAGCGCTTCAAAGTTATAGCCACCTGCAGAGTCAATTTCCTGTATTAACTCTCCAATTTCTTCTGAAAGAGAGTGGGCTTTTTTGAGCATTTCGCTCTTCTCAGGAGCATCCCGGTACGCGACTAACTCGTTAATAATCGAGACAAGCTTATCGGCGTTTATTTCAACAGTTACATGCGTGGGATTAACGTAATCCCGCTTAGAATTAATAGTGCACAACGTTTCTGATTTAATTAGCCTAAGAACATTCGTACTTACTTTTTCAATGCTTTGGTTATTCATAAATCACCCCGCTGTACTTTCTACTGCTTGAGGGAAGGTAAGCGTTTCGTCGAATTGAGCGCCGATTCTGGCAGCGGCTGGCATGAAATCCATGTTATTCCTTTGGAGAAGTTTATAGATTTCATCCATGCGAGTTACATCAAACAAGAAAACATCGCAGTCGCCGATTGTCGCAAAGCCAATGCGCTTAGATGGGCATTCTGCTAGCACCCGGTTTAATTTTTTAACCCACGCCTTTTCTTCTTTAGTCAATTTGGCTGTCATCTACTCCCCTCCCTGCTGCTTCTCATACTCCTGGCAAGCTGGGCATACCCAACCCTCTCCGCGAAACTTTTTCCATCCCGCCTTGATACAGTCTTGGTTAAGTTCAGTTAGAACTTTTGATACAGAGGCGTGATCATCACATGCCAACATCGCCGGTCCGTTATTGTCGTCACTCCAGCACCGGAAATCACCGTATGGCGATCTTCCATCGCCTCTACGCTCACAGCGAACCTCTAGAAAAATAGCCATCTACTCCCCTCCCTGAACGGTGCCTAGAAGCGGTAAAACAGACAAAAGCCACTCTGAGAGCGCTTTAGCGTCACTGCGTCCAAGCTGAACGTTCCCAGCCACGGATAAATGCCTCATTTCTGACTGCTCAGAAATATCAGCAACAGCAGACCAGAAATTCTCACTTTTCGGCAATGAGTCGACAGATAACCGGCTGGCCTCAAGCTCTGCTATGCGCTTGTTGGCCGCTTCACGTTCTACACGCAGCCGACCGATGGTTAGCATTAAGTCCTGATTTTCTAAGTCTCGCTCTTTTGCGTACTTCTCCG